CTGAACCTTTAACTTTAAGAATACTAGATGCCGAAGGTGCATCAGTAGCATATTTAGAATTTACTGATTGTATTATGAATTCTATAAATGAATTAAGTTTAAACTTTGCAGAAAACGTATCTTCGTTTAACACATTCGATATTACGTTCTTTTATAATAAATTGAATCTACGTTTAGAAGTAGAATAAAATATAGGATATATAACATATGAAAACATTTAACAAATACATTGTCGAAGAATCTATTTCTGAAAACGATATGGAACTAATCAACGAAGGACTACAAGAAGAATGGACTCCGGAATTAGAAGCTAGAATTGATGAAGCACTTGCTTTATTTGATGAGCAATACATGAATGAAGATGGTACATATGACATCGAAAGCTTTAACGAAGAAATAACTAATGAAGGATTCTTTGGATCTATTATTGGTGGTCTTACTGGATTTGCACTAGGTAAATCAGTTGGTAAGATGGTTGCTAAAGTCCTTGGTATACAAAAGGGTATTATTTACGATTTATTAACCTCAAGACTTGTTGGTGCCGCATTAGGTGCTAGTCTTGGTAAAAGAATATAAATGAATTACTTAGCAGTAGACTTTTCCCTCAATTCCCCTGGAATATGCATATATAATGATAAGAGTAAGAACTTTCATTTTATTAGTTACATAAAACCCAAAACAGGTACTAAAGCAGAACAGAGACTTCAAGAAGAGATATCATTATTTAGTGATGTTACTTTAGTGAGCCAACCAGATTTTACAAATAAAGAATCATTCTCAAGTGCAGAACTTTTAAAGATCAAGCGTTATGATAAGATGGCTGATGATATTATTAATTTAGTATTACAGAACTCTCATGATGGTGATGGTTTTACTATAGCATTTGAAGGTACTTCTTATGGTTCTAAAATGGGAACTAACAATATGATTGACATGGCGGCTGGCGCTGCAATCCTCAAACTTAAACTTTTAAGAACTTTAAATCCAGAAGATATTCTAACTGTTGCTCCAACCACTATTAAGAAATTTGCTGGTAAAGGTAATATGAATAAGCTTCAATTATTTGATGCCTTTCAGCAAAATGTGAACGAAGACCCAGTCTTGGCTAAAAGCCCTTTGTGGAAATACGTTAAAGGTTTGGAAGTTGAAAAGAAGATCCCAAAACCATTGGACGATTTGGTGGATGCTTATTTCTTAGTTGCATACATATCTACACCTCAAGCCTAATCTATCTTTGACTTTAAGACATTTATTATATGCACGTGGCGCAAAACTGTTTCATAATTACTAAAAAATAATTAAAAAATAATTAAATAGGCTAGTTTTGAAACAAACAGAAAGTGTGATATATAATAGGTAGTTAGCAAGATTAACTAAAATATTAATATGCAAAAACTAGTTACAATAGATTACTTCCACCTTAATAAGGTTCTCATAAAAATGGTGAGAAATAACCAGCTTAGTCAAACTGAGCGCGAAGAGTTATTACACAAATCTGGACTGATTAAGTCAGAGAACGGAAAGTGGAAAGAAGATAATGGAGCTATTTTAACCATGGATAATAAATAAGTGAAACTTTGCTAAAGTTACATATATAAGTATTGAAAATAATTTCAAGGTAAACAATTAAACAATTAACAAACTAAACAATTTAAAGGTATGAGCGAATCATTTGACATTTTTAATTTGGGCATCGAAGACGTGGAAACACATCAAGTCCAAGCAAGTACATCTTCACAAGAGATCTACAAACCATCCGCAGACGACGGAAAAGACGGAACTTACAAAGCACTAATACGTTTTGTACCAAATCCTGAAAATCCTCGTAATTCACTAATTCAAAAATACGTACACTGGTTAACTAATTCTAGTGGTGACGGTAAATTGGTAGATTCTCCATCAACTATTGGTGAGAAATGCCCTATCGCAGATGTATTTTGGAAACTACGTAAATCAGATTCAGCAGTAGACCGTAAGTCTTCTGAGAAACTGAAAAGACGTCAACAATACTACGCATTAGTAAAGATCATTAAAGATCCACAAAACACAGATTTAGAAGGACAATACAAAATCTTCAAATTTGGTTATAAGATCAAAGAAAAGATCGATGCAGAATTAAAGCCAAACTTTGGTGAACCAACTCAAGTATTTGACCTTTTCGAAGGAAAGAACTTTGAATTAGTTATCACTAGACAAGGTGAATATAACAACTATGATACATCTAAATTCTCAGCTAGTCAATCAGCGGTAATTATGGGCGATGCACCAGCAGAGCGTAATAAAGAAACTATGACTGCTATTAAAGCAGAATTAGAGTCAGCTCCTTCATTGAAAGGATATGATTACCAAGCATGGGACGAAGATACAAGGTCATTTGTAAATGACGTATTAAGAATGTATCTTAATCCAGGTGATTCGATCGGTGAAATGACATCGAGCGCTCCTAGAAAAAAGACTAAAACTGCAACAGCAGTTGCAGAAAAGGCAGCGCCAACTAAAACAGAATCAACTTCAAGTGTTTCAACAGATGATGATCTAGATTCTTTTTTAGATGACCTTGATATCTAATATAGAACTTACTGAAGAGTTAAAGGATAAAATAAGATACGCACTTAAACAAGTAGTATCTCAAGTACATCCTGAACCTAATAAGAAACTACTTAAAGACATGCATGGGCGTATAACCTGTGCATGTCCTTATTGTGGTGATTCTTATTCGGATGACACTAAGAAAAGAGGCAATATATTCTGGGATACTCTACAGTATCATTGTTACAATTGTAGTCATCATACAAATGTTTATACATTTTTAAAAGATCATGATGTTAAGATGGACACATCTGATGCATCTTTCTTGATCATAGATTACATAAAGCAAAACAAGATACAAGTCAACCCTGAGTCTGTATTAAAGCACCAAGCACTAGAAAAGGTTCATGAATTAGCAATAGACATTGATACGTTTAAAGTAAAATTCAGAGCAAAATCAATAGTTCCAGGTGATTGGATATGGTTTCAATTGAAAGATAGATTATTACACAATAGACTTGACGACTTCTTATATTCAGAAAAAGAACACAGATTGTGGATTTTAAACTTTAGTAAAGATAACAAAATAATAGGTGCACAGACGCGTAGGATGAAAGGATATGGCCAGAGATATTTGACATATGATTTACCTAAACTCTATGAAGAAATGGGAGCACCGCTTGAAATGACTAATGAAGAGTTAAATACTCTTACGAAGATTTCAACATTGTTTGGTATTATGCAATTAAATTTCCAACGGCCTGTTACATTATTTGAAGGACCATTAGATGCAAAGTTCATGAATAATTCATTAGCGCTTGCAACTGCCGGAAGATCAACTGATGATTTTGATGAAATACCAACTGTCAGATATATGTTTGACAATGATATAACTGGTAAAAAGAAAATGGCAGAGAAGCTTAAAAAAGGCAGACCTGTATTCATGTGGGCTAAATTCCTTAAGGACAGTAAGTTAGATATATATAATATTAAAGATCTAAACGACTTAATGAAGAAATGCTTTGAGCTTAAAATCGATGCTCATAAAAAGATCGATCAATATTTCACTTCAAGTCAATTAGATTTATGGTACGTTTAATAGATATTAACAACATGGTTGAAGACAGTTTTGATGAATTTCAAAAGGACAGTGACAGATTTAAAGGCATGAAACTCATGATAGATTTTCAGTCATTAGATCTTAGCGTCAATGCCCCAGAAATTGCATTTCCAAAACCTAAATTTAAGAAGAGGCATATTACTTCAACATTTATAAAACCTAACCCCAACAAGAAATCATTATTTTAATATGAGCAAAGAAAACATATTAGCATTAGATAGGAAGCTGAGCGGTCAAAGAACCGAATGGACTAGAATTATCAAAGGATTAGCTCAAAGTTTAAGAAACATAAACGAATTAGAGGTAACCATTGCTGAAGTGCTTTCGTCTAGACAATCGCTTGTCGAACAGATGTCATATATAAATATGAAAGTTAAGGAACAAAAGGCTAAAATAGCCATTAGATATAGAGAAGCATATATCAGATATTACGAGTACGATTACAAGCTTGGTGAAAAGCAGAAAGAAAAGTTTATTGAAACTGACTTAGCCACTGAAAACATGATATTGTCTCATTTAGAAAATCAAGTAGAATTTTTTAGAGACTCGGTAAAAACCCTAGATAATATGGGATTTGCCATTCGCAATAGACTTTCATTGAAGGATCTATAACGATAAATAAAAATGCTCTTACAATGTGGAGCTTAGTTTAACTGAAAACAAGCAGCTGCTTCGTATTGACGACGCAACTGAACTAGAATTAGAACAACTCAATATATCTTTGAATAAAAGAATTGAGTCATGGCGATTTAACCCTCTGGTTAAAAAGGGACTATGGGATGGATACGTATCATATATTAAAGATGATAAGTGGATTCCTGCTGGTTTATGGAGAGAAGTCATGGGTATATGCAAGGACTATAAGTTTGAGTTTAAACTTAATGGTATTGCAGAGATATTTGATACTGGTATTAATCAAGAAAGATTTAACGAATGGGCTTTAGCATTCTTTGATAAATCGGAAATCAAACCGAGAGATTATCAATTAGAAGCAGCCTTCAATATATTAAAATTCAAAAGATGTTTAAGTGAATTGGCGACTTCTGCCGGTAAAACACTTATATCATTCCTAACCGTAGCATACTTATTAGAACACGAAAAAGCAAAGAAAATACTTTTTATAGTACCTAATGTTTCATTGGTATTACAAGCCAGTGAAGATTTCTTAGATTATAATTATAGAAATGCTATAGATATTAAAGTACAACAAATTTATAGTGGCCAAAAATTAAGACCAGGTAGAAACGTTATTATTGGTACATATCAATCACTTGTCAAAAAGGATAAAGCATACTTTGCAGAATTCGATGCAGTTATTGTAGATGAGACACATAAAGCAAAATCTGCTTCAATTAAAACAATCTTACAAAAATGTCTTAACGCTGATTACAAATTTGGATTGTCAGGTACAATACCAAAAGAAGGTACATTAGACAGACTGACATTAATGGCATATACTGGCCCTTTGATTACAGAGATCAGTGCAAACTATTTACAAAATGAAGGGTATATTGCTCATTGTAAAGTAAAGGTTATAAAAATGGATTATGCACCACAGTCAACTAAGGATGCGTTCAGAGAAATGTCACAGAATAGATATGAATCAAAAGATGTATATAAGTTTGAGCAAAACTATGTGATTAACTCACCAGGACGTCTTAATTTCATAACTAATATCATTTCTAAAGTAAAAGGTAATGGTTTAGTTTTATTCCATCGAATTGAACATGGTAAAAAGATATACGAAAAGTTACGTCAAGAAAGTAATAAGACTGTATATTATGTTGATGGTGGAATTGACAAAGATGTTAGAGAAGAACACAAAAAGAAAATGGAAGCAGGTGAAGAGGTTGTTATTGTTGCATCTTATGGAACTTTCTCAACAGGTATTTCTATTAACAAAATACACAACATATTCTTTACAGAATCATTTAAATCAGAAGTTGTAATTAGACAATCAATTGGTCGTGGATTAAGACAACACTCATCAAAAGACTTTGTAAACATCATTGATTTCGTAGATGATCTAAGCTCACCTGATTGGGATAATTATCTAATGAGACATTCTAAAGAAAGACAACGAATCTACAGGGAACAGAAGTTCCAGTACGATATAAAAAATGTGGATTTTGAAGGAGATATATAATAAAATAATAACTACATACAAAAATAAAAATAATATTATGCAAAAATTAAAATCTTTTGAACAATATGCCACAGAGGCAAAGATTTCAAATGCTAGAACAGTAGAAGAAGACGCTTCTACAAAAAGATCAAACGAAGCAGAAACTTACAAGAATTTATTATCTGAATTCAAAGTTACATCTGTAAAAGAATTAACAGAAGATCAAAGATCTGATTTTTTCATCAAGCTAAGGGATTCAGAAGTTAATGAAGCACTTTCACTTATTGAAGAAGGTACAAGAGGTCAGTTTGGTAAAATTGACAAAAAAGGTAATATCACTTCAGTTTATACTCATTATGATTCATATCCAGAAAACATTTTACCACTTCTTCAAAAAGATTACAAAAACGGTAAAAACGTTGACGATGTAATTAAAAGAGGAGATAGTTCTGGTTTAGATGCTATGAATAAAATGAATTTCTATGGAGATAATAGTAAACCATCTACAGGAAGCATATCTAATATTTCTAAATATCTAAGAGATGCAAATGATAAAGGTGGAGCAGAATTTGTTTATTTATGGGATGAAGGTAATAAAGAATGGTTAATGGCAGATCTTTACGGTAAAGGTCACGATGACGTATATCCTGCATTCGAATCACTTTCAGCTTCAGTAAATGAAGCAATTAAAGTAGAATATAAAAGAGACGCTAAAAAAGTAGCTACTGTTTATAATAATTTATTCGCTAAGAAATTAACTGATTTAGGTGCAATGTCTAAAGAAGGTAAATTAGGTTGTATTAAATACTTATTTGAAATGGCAATGGAAGACGCAAACTTTTCAAGAGAAGGTTTCAAGATTTCTAAAAACATTAAAGGATCAATTAAAAGCTTTGAAATTAAAATGTCAGGCTTAGGTAATTATTTCGTTAAGATTGGTGCAACAACAACTAAGAGAGTATTAGATCAATATTATTCAGATCTTGCAAATGCAGCAAGTTGGGCAGGTATTAGTATTGTAGAAGGTACAGCACTTTATTTAG